TAACGGAGCTGTGTTAACTCCAGCTCTTAACTCGTTTCCTAGTGGTCCGTTTGTATCTGGTGCTGTGTTCCTAGACAACTATGTGTTTATAGGTACAACTAATAACCGCATCTACAACTGCAACCTTGGTGATCCTAAATCTTGGAACGCTCTTAGCTTCTTAAGCTTTGAACAGACTACAGATACCCTTGTTGGTATTGCTAAACACCTAAACTACCTCATAGCTTTTGGTGCTACTAGTACGCAATTCTTCTACGATGCTGGTAACTACCCTGGTTCTCCTCTTGCCCTAGCTGCCAGCTACACCAATGAAATTGGCTGTGCTAATGGGGACAGCATTGTTGCTACTAGTAACACGGTACTGTGGGTTGGTACTACTCGTACGTACGGCAAGTCTGTGTACATCATGGATGGTGTATCTCCTGTTAAGGTGTCTACTAGCCACATTGATCGTCACTTAGAAGCTGATGACTTAGTTAACGTACGTGCTTACTGCTACAAGACTAGTGGTCATACGTTTTACGTCTTAACTCTTATTGATTCAAACAAGACTCTTGTGTACGACATTGATGAGAAGATGTGGTACACATGGACTCAATGGGCTATGGCATCTAACGATCAACCTAACCCAGGTACGTACTATGAGATGTACTTCCGTCCTACGTTCTATGCTGAGTTAAACAACATTCCCTACTGCTTAGATGACGATAGGGCTATCTTGTACCAGTTAAACACTGAAGTCTACCAAGATAATGGGCAACCTATCTACTGTAGGTCTGTTACTAATATCATGGACAACGGTACTACTAAACGTAAGTTCTATGGTCGTTTAGAAATAGTTGGTGATAAAGTAGCTGGTACTATGTACATCAGTCATTCAGGTAATGACTACGTTAGTTACTCTGTACCTCGCCCTGTTAATCTAAATGCAGCTCGTTCTCAAGTGTACTTAAGTGGTGCTGATCGTCGTAGGTCTTGGCAGTTCTTGTGTACAGATAATGTACCTCTTCGCTTAGATGTTGCTGAGATTGACTTCCGCATAGGTGAGATGGATCAAGAGCAAGGTGTTGGTGGTAATCCCCAATACAAAAGGTAAGACATGAGTACAAATGTAACCATTGATAGCAGCAATAACTCTCTAGCTAAAGTTCAGTTTAGAGAAAACATCTTGAATGTCCAAGAGGGCATGTTAAAGATGGCTGCTGAAGGTCTAATGAAAGACACCTTACCTGACTGTAAACTGACTCACCACTACGCCCCTATTGATGAGAAGTACGGTTGTGGCACTTATGCCCGACAAATGTTTATTCCCAAAGGTACGCTAATCATAGGTAAAATACATAGGCATCAGCATTTAAACTTTATCATGCAAGGTAAAGTCGCTGTGTCAACAGAGTTTGGGCCAAAGTATTTTGAAGCTCCCTGCATCTTTGTTTCTGAGGTAGGTCTTAAGCGTGCTGTTATTGCAGAAGAAGATACTATCTGGGTAACAGTTCACCTCACAAAACACTTGGGTGAAGAAAATCTAGACAAGATGGAAGAAGAAGTTATTGCTCCTTCTTACGAAGAACTAGGTTTAATTGCCTCAACTAAAGAACTTCTCACGGAGAACTAAAATGACTTTTGGAATTACTGCGGGTGGTTTAGCTGCTGGCTTGGGTATAGCTGGTGGTATTAACTCCCTTACTGGTGGAGCTATTACTAATGCCTTGGGGTTTGGCGGTTCTGGGCCTGGCTCTGCTACTGCTCAAGCTAATCCAATGGCTCCATACCAAGCTCAATTGGCTCAGATGTATGCTGGTTATTTACAGCCTGGACAGAGTGCAAACATTCAACAGATGCCTGGGTACACCCAATTCCAAACAGGTGTTGTTGATCCTGCTATGGCTGCTAGTAAGGCTAGTGCTGCTGGTTCTGGTATGTTGTACTCTGGTAATGAAGAAGCTGCCTTACAGAAGCTTGGTCAACAAAGCTACTCTAGCTTTATGACTAACTATTTGAGTCAGTTGTCTGGTGGTGCTGGTGCTGGATTTAATCCTGCTGCTGCAGCTCAACTTGGTATGCAACAACAACAAGCTGGTTGGCAAGCTCTTGGTCAAGGTATGGGTACTCTTGGTACTTCAGGTTTGTTTGGTAATAACATGTATACCAATCCTACTGGAGCACAAGTATTAGGTATGCAAGCAGCTAATGCTGGTAACGCTTCTATGGTAGGCGGTGGTATGTCGTCTATGGCTGGTGGAAGTAGCGCACCTACTGCTGGTATGGATTTCAGTGGCTACACTGGTGGATAAGGAAATAATATGCCACTCTTAATGTCCGATGTAGCTGCTGGTAGCAATGCTGCTTTACAGCTTCAGCAGAACATGGCTGCAATGCCTAATGTTCAGCAAGTTGAAGCTAACAAGATGCAAGAGCAACAGCTCAAGCTACAACAAGAACAAGCTAACGTTCAGCGTAGTAAACTTGCTAACACAATCTCAGAGATTGGCATACAAGCTGACAGAGATTCTAGAGACAAGCTTGCTAAGATGTATCAGTCTCCTGAAATGCAAACTGCTGTAGATGAAAATCGTTTTGGAGATGTTTCTAGGATGACTGGTCTTGCTTTAATGCAAGCAGGTAAATTTGAAGATGCACAAAAAGCTTTTAATAGTGCAACAATTTACGATTCTAAAAAAATTGCTGATGAAGCTAAAACTTTGGACAACAATGAGCGAGAGCTTTCAAAAGCTGTGGCTGTTCTTAGTAGCGTAGCAGAAGATAAAATTGGTGATACTTTTAGTCGTCTTCCAGAAAAAGCTCAAAAAGATGTTATTTCTCAAATTGGTCAAGAGAACTGGAATAACTTTTCTAATGCAGAGAAAAAAGCTGCTCTTAACAATTTGATGTTGGTTGGTATCCGCAAAAATGCTATGCAAACAATAGCTGTGGATACAAACAAACAAACTATTATTGGTGAAAACAGATTAGAAAACACCAAAGAACACGAAAAAGAAGCTACTAAACGCAAACTAATTGGTGAAACTGGTGCTACTTCTAGAGAAGAATCTAGAGAATCTTCTGCTTTTGCTCGTGAGAAATCTAAAGAAGCTTCCTCTATGGCAATAGAAAAGTCTAGAGAAAAGTCTGCTGAAGAACGTGCTGACACTGCAGAGCGTGGTAGAACAGCTAGGTTTAAAGAAAAAGAAGCGCGTTTAAGTTGGGAAGACTACGAAAAAAATCGTAACAACATTGAACGTACTGCAAACAAAGGTCTGCAAACTTTAAACACAAAAGTCTCTGACGCTAAAAATGCTCTACAAAAAGTTCCGTCTGGCTCTGATGCAGAAAAGAAGGCTATTGAAAACTGGAACAATGCTCGTAAAGAACGTGATAAATATCAACGAGACATGTTGGAAAAAGAATTAGATCTTGCTACACAAGCTCCTGATAGCTTCAAAGGTAAACAACGTGTTATAGACAGGCTCAAATCTTCAATAGCAGCAGTTGGTACTAGTGAAGAACCTGCACCTGCGGACAGAGGTAAAGTAGCTGTACCTGATAGCTCTACTATGATGCCTCCTAAAGGTGATGCTACTAGTAACAAATTAAGCAAGGAAGATCAACAAGCTTTAGATTGGGCTAACAGTAATCCAACTGATCCTCGTGCTAAAAAGATTAAAGAACGTTTAGGAGTTAAATAATGGCTTTTGATCCAGACGCATACCTAGCATCAGATGCCTCTGCTAAAAGCACACCAGCTCCTTCTAAAGGCTTTGATCCTGATGCTTATCTAGCTAAGAGTACAACTGCTCAACAACCTCAAAAGTTTGGTGTTACTACTCCTGAACAACAACCTGCTACTAAAGGTACAGATTTAGGTAGAGGCGCTGCATTTGGATATGGAGCTGGTTCTGCTGTAGCCCCTGGGCTTACGGGTCTTGCTGCAGGAGCTGCAACTGCTGCTGCAATTTCTCCTTTTGCTGAAGCAGCATTAGCTATACCTGTTGCTGGACCTATTGTTGCTGGAGCTTTGGAACTAGGTGGTTTTGGTGTTGGTGCTTACTTAGGTTCTGAAGGCATCGCTACTATTCAAAATAGGTTGTGGTCTGTTATGGATCCACAAGGGTATGCTAATGCTATGGCTAGTATGCAAGCACATCCTGGTTACGCCACTGCTGGTGGTGTTGTAGGTGGAGCTGTAGGTCTGTCTCCTAAAGTTGCCGTTGATCAGACTGCCGAGATTATTAACACCGCTTTGAAAGCACGAGCAGCTTCTGCTGCTACTCAAATGGGTGTATCTGCTGGTACTCAGTTAGCTACTAAAGGTGAAGTTGATCCAGTAGACGTTCTTATTTCTGGTGGTGTTGGAGCTGCTTTGCCTGGGGTTAACCGTCTGGGTAAACCATTTGAAGTTGCTGGTAGGGTTGCAGGTAAAACTGTTGCTGATGTAGTCACTGGTAAAAAAGTTACCCCTCTTCAAGAAGAAATTCAAATTCCTAAAGAGTACACCACTCCTGAGCAAAAGAAAGAGTTCTTAGAGCGTGTTATGCGAGAACGTGCTGCTAAGGCTCCTTTAGTTGAAGCTGCTCTTAGGAACAAAGAGACTGGTGAGATTGAACGTCACGGTCCTAAACATGACCAAGCTCGCAAAGAAGCTACTAAAGACACTCATGAAGAAGGCTTTGTAGATGCTCTTGATAACTTCCACGAACGTCAAGCTGCTGTTGATCAAGCTAAACGTGCTGGTCAGATCCCTGAAGACCACGTGTTAGAAAACCCAGAGGGTGAACGTCCTGGACTGCATACTGGTGACTTGCGTAAAGCAGGTGATAAACGTTTTGAAATTACGGACACTCAAGCTGCTGGTAAACCTAAAGATCCTGTCACTAGGGATGAACACAAACAAACTATCAACGATCTTAAAGAACAATACTCTATCCTTGATGCTCAACGACAAATTGCTGAGTTAAATGGTTTAGAAGAAGATCGTGTGAAATATGAATCTCAACAAAAAGAACTTAGAACTAAGATTGAAGACTTAAAGAAGGCTATGCCTGGTGTTCAATTTAAAGATGCAAGGGTTCCAACTTGGGAAGAATTGCATGAACACTTATACGATGCTAAAAATCTTGGTGAAGCTTTTGACACTATTTTAGATAGCAACGTTGGTACTAGGGGTCTACGACTTTTTACTAAAGCTTTAAACACGTCGGACTTTATTCGTAGTGCAAAATTAAATTTAACTCCAAAAGAATTAAAAGTTAATGGGGGCAAAAGTGCTCCTGGATATTACACACCTGCAGATCAACCAGGCAAACCTGGGGACACATATTCTTTCCATGAAGGTCACACAGTAAATCTGGGTAAGGATGGAAGTCTACGAGACTTACTGCATGAAGGTATTCACGCTGGAACCCACCGACTTATCGAAGAAGGTAGGTCTGCTGCTGCTATTAAACTTAAAGAGCTATATGAAAAGTATTTAGATACAGCTTATGCAGAAATACATGAGCCTAAGCTTGAAGCTTTTAGAGAAGCTAATCCTCAAGCAACTGTAAAAGAACTTGAAGCTTTTAGGCAAGATAATACTCCGTACGGATCTACTAACTTACACGAGTTTATTTCTGAAGCTTTTACAAACAAAAAGTTTAAACGAGAGCTGTCTAAAGTTAAAACTACTACACCTGAAGGTGTTCTTAGTAACTTATGGAAAGACTTTAAAGACGCTATTCGTGAAGGTTTAAATCTTCCTGAAGGCGAACGTACTCTTTTAGATGACGTTCTTGATCAAGGCGTTGCTTTAATTGAGGAGTCTAAAGGTTTTAAACCTAGTGAAAGCTATGGTCAAGTAGCTGCTCCTGCAGCTTCTAAATACGATCAACTCTTTCCACCGTTAGATGAAGGTAAACCCACTAGCTCACCAGATGAGCTAGCCAAAGACTTAGCTGAAAAAACTACACCTGAAGTAGCTAAGGCAGCTCAGACTGTAGACGTACGTTCTATTCCGAATGAGGAAGAGTTCTACAAACACGCTACTAACATCTACGATACTTACGGCGAAGAAGCAGCACTGCAATTCTTTGACGACTACAAAAAGAATTTGTTTGAACGGTCTATCCCTGTTCCTAATAACAATAAAGAACTAGATGACATGCTTCATAAGTTCAACACTTATGAGACTAAAGACCGTGCAGAGATGGCTACGTGGATGAAAGAAGCTTCTAAAGCTGGCATTGATCCTAAGCAAGCTGAAGAGTGGTTCTTCATGCTTGAAGACGGTAAAGAGCTTCCTCCTGAAGCTTCTAAGTGGCTGCAAGAAGGCCGTGATGAGATGGTAGCTTTGGTTCGTAAAGCCAAAGGTATGGGCTTAGAAGTTGGTGATGAGTTTATTACTGGTCAATCTCGTACTCGTTTGTTTAGTGAAAGAGAGAAACCAGGTTGGAAAGAAACTCTTAAGAAGTTGTTTAGCAGCGATGATCCTAT